AGAACCCTCAAAGTTTGACAACCCACAAATGTTGTGACTCTATGTCTCAATAAGTTTTCAAAATTTTAATAGAAATATTTTTTATAATAATTAATCACAAATTGCCCCACCCTTATAATCTGGCCAATTAAAATTATTATTTAAAGCATGTAAATCACTAACAGAGAAAGGATGTTCATTATATTCTAAATCCATAGCATAATATTTTAATAAATTAAATTTCTTTACTAAAAAAATAACACACATGACTGAAGCAATATAAAAAAACATTTTAATTATATTATTATTACTAATTAAATTAATATTATAACTTTAAATAATTTTAATAAATATTTTAATAAATATTTTAATAAATATTTTAATAAATATTTTTTAATAAAATTATTAGGTTATAGTAATAAGAATATGGATTTATATAGTTTTAATTCTAGCAATTTATTAAATTGGATTACTGCATTTGCATTATTTGAAATACCTATGGCTTTTTTCTATCTCTCAATAAGTGGAAAAAAAGATAAAGTAACGAATTGGTATAGTGGTAAAACTATAAATATATGGAATGTACTTGCCCAGGATTCATTATATGTTATATGTGGTATTATATTATCGCTTCGTTTATTTAATTATTTAGTAAGTATAGGATTTTTAGAACAATTATTTGTATATTTCATTTTGTGCTTTTTAATAATACAATTAATGGGTGATTCTATTTTTGCATTAATTATTAAAAGTTGGCCTAAACAATATTCTACTTATTGGATAAATTATTTTAAAGATTATATTAATACTACAGGTTTTAATGCATTAATTGGAGATAGCTTATATATAATTGCTTGGGCTTTGAGTTTCTATTTTGTAGCAAACTATATTAAATCATTTGATACAAAAATATTTATTATTTGTTTATTCTTATTTTTAGCGTCTGCATATAGTGTGCAAAAATCTAATTAATAATTAAATATATTTAAAAAATTGTTTTGCAATATATTTAAAAAATAATATTAAAAGATGACCACATTAACTAAAAAAGTTAAATTTATTAATTCAAATAATGAAGAGCAAATTTATGATACTATTACTGAAGCTGCTAATAATATGATAGAGTTGGAAAAATATAAAAATTTTAGTATACATAGCATAAGGGCTAATATATCACAAGTATGTAATGGAAAAAGAAATCTTTGCTGTGATAGAAAGTGGATTTTTATAGAAAATAATTCTGATAAATTTGTTTATAAACAAGACGAGTGGAAACAATTTCGTAATACAAATATTTATTTCTCTAAAAAATATGATTTTTGTTATAATATCAATAAAAAAAGAAAAGTTTATGGTGATAATAATAATCGGCTAAAGATTTATATAGATAAAAAATGTAAAAATATTGTTTTTATAACTGCTTTATGGATTACATTTAATGGTGAGATAAATGAAAATCAATATGTATATTATAAAAATAAAAATAATAAAGAAAATTTCTATAATAATATTGATATTTTTAATTGTATTTGTTTAAATTGTAATAAGACTTTTATAAATGAAAAATATAGTTCTTGGAGACAAAATTATTGTAGCGAAAACTGTAAAGGCGCACATAGAACAAAATTAGAAACACGAAAAATTAAAGAACAACAAGATTTAAAAGCATATATTAGTTCTAAAATTAAAATGTACAAAAAAGAACCATATAACTTAAAAACAGAAGATGTAATTGAAAAATGTAAAAATAATAAATGTTATTATTGCGAAATTAATTTAATATTAAGAAGAAATAAATGTTCCCCTGATACTTTAACAATTGATGCTATGGAACCTAAAAAAGGACATATAATAGAAAATATAGTACCTTGTTGTTGGTTTTGTAATAGAATGAAAAATAATTATAATTATGATGATTGGATTAAATTATTAAATTTTCTAAAAGGTAATAATAAATCTCTGGATTTATCTAATATAGAATATACAAAAATAACTGATAGTATTTCAAAAAAATATAAAAAAATAGCATTTCATACTTTAATGTCTGAAAATAAAGAAAAATATCCAAACCTTGAAGAGGCAAGAAAAGAGTTTTTAAAGTTATATGAACAACAAAATAAAAAAGATTCAATTTATAATTTATTTCCTATTATTATGACTAGTGCTAATAATTTATTAAACGCTTCTTGTGATAGAATTATAGCAGGAAATAGTAATTTTTATCAAATAGTTCCTTTATTTATACAATATGCTAAAAATGACTTATCACTAGATGAATTTAAAACCAATATGAAAATTAGGAATTATCTTAATTGGAACTTATCGGATGCTAATATTATATTACCAAATGAATATTACGAAGATAGCTTATTTATAAATAAATTATTAAAAACTAAAAATAGATTTGGAAAAGGAAATAATGGTAAGAAAGCCAGTGAAGAAACAAAAAGAAAAATTAGTATTAGTAAAATTGGAAAAAATACGGGTAAAAATAATTTTAGAAGTAAAAAAATTAAATCAATTGATAGTAATGGTTTAGAAAAAGAATATGAAAATTCTTGTTATGCAGTAAAAGAATTATCGTTAAAAAAATCAGCAAGTAGTAATATATCATCGTGTGCTAATGGTAAATTAAAAACAGCATATGGATATAAATGGGAATTCATATAATTTTATTAATAAAATTAAATTTTTAAATATATTTTACACTATTTTTATACAAATAAGTAGTAATTAAAAATAAGAATCCTCCCCAAGTTAAATCTATTAATCCTACACTTATAGACCAATCTTTAAATATTGCCATATTTGTGGTTTCATATACAGCATAAATAAAGAAACCCAATAAAAACGCATCTAAATATGAAGCCTTTTTATGAATTACAAAATAATACAATGAAGACACTAAAACAATATAACAAGCCAAAGTTGCATATAAATTCATTTTTAACGGACTACCTTGTATTTTTTTAATTAAACTTTGAAAATTATTGCTCATTAAATATAAAAATCCAGCATCAACTAAAACAAAAATAACTGCTAATAATATTATATTTTTTATCATACTTATAATATTATTATAGATTTTATTATTTTATAAAATTTATTCTTTTATTTTATTAAGTTAGACTTTTCTTCTTTTTACTTTCAACTGGATCTGGTCTAATAATTACTGGACTACTACCATCTTCATGTTTGCCCGTTTTTTCATAATAATAAAATACATTTTCAATTGAACCACTTAAATATGGATAAGTTTTTTTATTTTTTAAATCTTCAAATTTTGTCATAAGATCTTTATCTAGCATTTATACAATAATAGAATTTATATATTATTATATTATAAATGCTTTAAATAATTTATTAAAAATATTTAATTTAATATATTTAATTTAATATATTTAATTTTATAAAATACTTAATGCATTAAAAATTTCACTATTAGTTAACAAATTATAATTTTTTCTATTAATTTCTCTATCGGCATATATCCAATAATTATAAAAATCTTTTTTTACCCATCTATTAATATTTAAAGCATCCATATTTCTTTGAAATAATTCAATTCTTATTAGTTCTCTTTTTATATTTTTCAATGGTTTTGAACTTTTTGGTGGCCTCAAATATGCTTTAGTCTAAAAATTTCTATCAAAATAATTGTATGCAAGATTTTTATAAAAAACATTATCTAATGCGCTATAAATTTGCTTATTAACTAAAGAAAAAATTAAAATAGATTCAAAATTCAATTTATAAGATATTTCTCTTAACACATCATAATCTAAATTAAACATTAATAAGAATTATCTTATTAATATTTAATTTTATTTTTAATATTAAAAATATTATTTTATTAATACAATATTATTTAATCAAAAACAGTTTTTAATACATCTACGATAGGTCCATTGTTTTCACCTTTTGTTGGATTATATTCTACTATATCCATTGACATCAATTTATTACTTTCTTTAACAATTTTTAATGTATTCATAATATTTTCATAACTTGGACCATTTTCCTCAGGAGTATTAACACTTTCAAAATCATTCTTGTCAAAACAATCCATATCAAAACTTAAATGAATTTTATCAAATTTTGCAATCCATTGTTGTAAATCATTACTACAATCTGTCTGATAATCTAATACTTTCATAGAATGTTCTTTTAAACAATTTTCTTCATAGGGATCAATTGAACGTAAACCATAATAACAAAACTGATTAGTATCTAAATATTTCCCAAAAGCCAATAAACGCAAAGTATGACCACATAATACAGAAATAGGGACACCATGTAAATCACCCGTTAATGAAGTTTCAATAGTATTAATATCAGCGTGTGCATCGCACCATAAAATACCAAGATTCTCATTCTTCATTAAACAATATTCATTTGATGCAAAAATACTACCTATAGCACAAGTATGGTCTCCACCAATTAATAATGGAAATTTTTCATCATTTAAACTATCCCATACTCCCATAAATCCACGTCCCAAAATTGTCCGTAAATGACCTCTCTCTGTGTCTACATCATAAGTTTTTTCAATTTTCATAAAATCTAAATCTTTTTTTAATACATTGTACGCTTGATTTGAACCTTTTATATTTGCACCATTATCATATGGCATATTAATAATATTTACTAAAGATAACATTGAATATGTTAACCCTATAGAAAACATTAATAATAATTATTATTAATTATATTTAGTATTAATGTTTTAAATAGCTTTTAAAAAATCAATTTTTTATTTATTTACTAAATTCATATTCTAAATTTGAGAGAAAGTCTTCTTTGTTTTGATTTTGTAATCGCATATTTACTAATTTAGCAGGACTTAATACATCATCTCTCAAATTATTAACAATATTTTTAGGAATTGAACAATTATAATAATATTTATACATTTGTTGGATCGTATTTACATCTGCGTTATTCATTTCTAAAGTAAGGTCAATTCGTCCTGGTCTTATTAGAGCAGGGTCGAGGGATTCATAATCATTACTTGTAATAATTAAAATTCGTCCAGGCGTTTCTCTCAAACCATCAATAAGATTTAAAAAAAATGATAAAGTAATTTTATCATCTTTTGATTTATCAATATCTACTAAAACAGATTCTCCATTATGATCATTATCTACTTTTTTTGCTATTTTATTTAAAAGCTTATTTTGCATTGCAAGCGATTTTTCCAAAATATCATTATCATTATCATTATCATTATTATCATTATTATCATTATTATCATTATCACTGTCGCTACTAACTTTTGAGTTTTTACATTTTTTACTATTTTTACTATTTTTACTTTCTGTGCGTTTTTTAACAATATCACTCATACAATCGATATCCTCAAAAACAATAATTTTATGTTTAAAGTCTATTGCACGAGTGTTTTCTCGTCTATAATACTTTTCAAAAAAATATTCACTAAACTCTGCTTGTGTTTTAATCTTACTTAATGGAATCACAATAATATGACGATTTAATTTATTTGCAATACACTTAATAACACTTGTTTTACCTGTTCCAGGTGGACCATGTAGTCCTATACCAAATGTATATGGATGTCCTTCATATAAATAATATGATTTATTATTAATAAAAAAATCTAATTTTTTAAGAAGTTCTTCTTTTTTGCTGAAAAATAAATTATTGAAATTACGCGTGCTTTTAAAAATACATTCATCCCATTTTTTTATTGTCTCTCTATCATATGAATTATTATCATCGCTTCCTGTATTTGTTAAAGTATAAATAAATTTCTTATTTTTACGAGATTTTTCGAGAGAAGATATATAATCTTGTGTAATATTATCTAT